TAAATGTGCCAAATCTCCACGACTCAGATACAGCATCATTCTCTATCTTAATATTTACAAATCTTCCACGTGCTCTTGTATCCTTTTTATCAGTACTTGAGGTAATTGTAAATGGACTCAAAGCAGTTGTAGTTTGTGAATCTGAAGGGTATCTTTTAACAGCTAGTGTTACTTTTGCATTACCTGCTAATGTTTTAAAGTCTGGTAAAAACCGTCTCACAGCTAGAAATACATCACCTGCTATAGCATATGATTGACCTCTCTGCATTTGTTGGAGATCGTAGTCATATGATTGTACAAAAGATGTTACTGTTGTTGTAGATCCATCAGGATTTACTTGATCTGTACCTACTTCATGTTCAAATAATGTAGTTTGCCCGAGCCCTGATTCCCCTACAATGGCTGGAAAAGTTCCTGTTGCACTGTCATCAAACTTAGTTGCAAAAGGTGTTGGATAAACTGTTGCATCAATCCAAGTAGTTCTAGCTTCTGTTCCTATATACCAGACCGGACCAGTCTTAGTATTGCTTTCACCATAGTTAAATACAACGTATTGATCATTATATTCTGAATTTGTTGATGGGTAATACCATACTACTTCTGTAAACTGATTATTTAATCCTGCATATACTTGTTGTCCTTTTGTAGTATCTGCTTGATCGTATACATAATCTTGCACTGAACATGGTATAGATTTAACTGTACCATCAAATGCAAAGAAACCATTTGGTGACATCCAATAGGCAACACCATCTATTTCAACCGCTGCATTTTTACCAATCAATCCACAGTTAGTACCAACTTGCTCGAACCCAAATGTAAATGGAGCACCTACAAATTTCATGGTGTATAGCGCATTATCTGTCCAAACAAGAATTGCTTCTTTTGCTTTTAAAGCACCCATAATTTTTGTACCATCTTGAAGTCTTTGTGTACCTGCAGAGTTAATAGCAGTTACAGTATAGTCATCTATATCTTCTTGTTCTGAAAATCTTATAAACATATCATCTTGTGTTGAAGCTGATCCAATAGTTGTTTCTGTACCTAAATGAATTAAGTGACGTGTTGTTGGTGACACTAGTGTTACCCTTGTTGCAGTCGGATTATTTGTAGTTACAAAACCAGATGTTGCTGTTGATGCTCTTACTTCTAATGGTGTTGCAGCTCCTGCGTTCCATGTAAATGTTTTACCGTTTGCAATAGTTGCAACTAATACTTGACCAAAATTACTTAATGACCAAAGACCTGGCTCTAGTGTTATATCATTTGCAGATGATGCTTCACCCCATTTCCCTGTTCCCCAAGTATCTGTACCCCAACCATAACCATATGATTGTGCAGCAGGACCCACTGGCTCGTAAGGAATTAATTCTATACTACCACCTGTAGATACTGTTCCTGTTGCATTAGAACTTTGTGTAACTGTAAAAACAGAACTTGATGTAACAGAAGTCACTTGAAAATTTTTATCTTCAAAATCAGAGTCTGAGTACCCTGTACCACCAGGTAAAGTTACGCTATTAAATTGTACAATATCTCCTGCTACTAATCCATGTGTAGATTTAGTTACAGTACAAATAGCTGAACCAGATGCAGTTGCAATTGTTGCACCAGTCAAAGCTGCCTTTACAGGTGTAATGTCGTATAGCTGACCTTCAAAATATAATAATAAAAACTTATCTGTTCCTATAGCAACATACCTGTTACCATCAAGATCAACAAATGCAAACTGTCGTCTTGCAACACCACATATCGTGTCTGTGATAAGTGATGACCAGCCACCAACTTTTTCTGGAAGTAAGTATCTAAATCTTACGTTATCACAATCAATCCAACGTTGTTCAGCACCAACAGCTGTATTTTGTTTGTCGATTCCTGGAAAGAATGTAAAGTCAAGCAGAGCCATGTTTTAGCTCCTATATTTTATCTTTGTATACCCAGCCTAGTGTTGCATTAACATACACTAACGTAAAAGCTGAAGCATTTGCTGAAACAACTAGATTAGAACCGGTACCATTGATATTTGATCCACTTCTTCCAACTGTTAAATTGTTAGATGCAAGATTATTTCCGCTATCAATAAATGTAACTTCGTTTCCAATAGCAGGTGAAGCTGGTAAGTTTATCGTAACCGCAGCACTTATACCACTTCCTGATGTGTTTACTAAAACTTGATCACCATTTACTGCAGTATATGTAGCACTTGGTGTATGATACCCTTTAGTCTGTAGTTTGCCTGTAATATTTGTACCATCAGAATATAGGACTGTTGTTGATCCAACTGGTAAAGCTAGCCCGGTCCCTGATACAGTTTTAACTGTAAGGGTATAATTAGAAGCTGATCTAGATGTTGCATCTTCTACTATAAAAACTCTTTCTGCAGAATCAGGCATAGTAACAGCTCTGTTTCCAGCTAGTGTGCCAGTTAATTTGTAGTATAGATTCTTACCATTTGCTGTAGCATGGTTTGCTAAAGATAAAGCTACGTCTCCAGACGCTACATCTAACGATAAGTATCCTGATGATGCTTGTTCTAATATTTGTAAATTTGTGTTTGTAATTGTACCCCAGGTTCCTGATTTTTCACCTGTGGTAATTAATTCTAGTTTTAAGTCACTTGACGTACTTGATGCCATATATTTCTCCTACGGATTATTCGGGTCAATAGGTACCCAGGTACCAGTTGCCCCCGGAACTATCGGGTTCCATGATATCACAGAAGCAGTACCAGATGCAAGGTTTATTCTTACTCCTGTCACACCTACTGTTTGACCTATTTTAACAACAACATTACCTATTGATATCTCTGTTCCAGTACCATTTGGTAGTACTCTTGCAGCAGCCGTAATTCCTACGGTACCTGTATCTACGTTTACTCTATTTCCTGTTATGCTAACAAAGACTGTTACGCCGCCTGGATCAGCAAAAGGTGAGTTTGCAAAGGGTGTTGCTCCAAATAACATATTCTATCCTAGTGATGTTTGTACTGGTTCCCAAGTCATAGTAGCACCTGGTACAATACCATCCCATTTTTTAATTAATACAGAGCCATCTGCAACATTTATTCTACTTCCATCTGGAGTAACGTTTGCTTTTGCTACAATAGTTACTGTTCCTGTTGATAAATTTACTCTGTTTGTTGTAACGGTTACAGTTGCGTTTGCTTTAGTTGTGACATTTCCTAACGCTACATCAACTCTACTACCTGTAACAGATAAGTTTGCATCAGCAGATATAGTTACTGAACCTGTACTAATATCTACTCTAGATCCATTTGGTAATATAGTTGCTTTACCAATAGTTGTAACACTTCCTGTATCTAGTTCTAATTCAGATCCTGTTACAGGATATTTAAATGCAAATGTAGGTGTTCCGGTATTTAGATTTACTCTCGACCCTGTTAAAGCTGTTAATGCTTTTGCAACAATAGTTGGATCACCGCTTGTAACATTAATACGGCTACCATCAGGAGATACAATAACACCTGTACCTTCAATAATAGTTACATTACCGATAGTAAAATTAAGTCTATTACCGGTAACAGCAATATTTGCTTTACCTACTAATCCTACTGTACCTGTTGATTCATTAATTCTAGACCCAGATACGCTTACAAATGCGTTAGGGTTAAATCCTGAGTCTCCAAAAGGTGCTCCTGCAAAGGTAGTTCCGCCAAAAAACATATATTATAATCCTTAAAAGGAGGCTGTGTGGTATGTGGTGGTGACACAGCCCCCATCTAAGAATTATATCATCGTTTAAACCAAGAAGGAAGACCTAAATGTGGACGTTTGTCAAACATATTATCCTTCGCTCCTGGAGTTTTACGATTGTTATAATGTAGAAAAACTTGTACGCATTCCTTACCTTTAAATTTATTTCGCCAATGCTCTAGCTCACAGCCAGAATAGACTAGCATATCTCCTGGTTTTAAATCTACTTTGATACCTTTCTTACCAACTTCTCCAGATGGTTCTAGGTATATTGGCCAATCATCACCACCTAGATTCATAGTAGTAGATATCTCACAACTAAATCTATCTTTATGTCTTTTTAAAACATCACCTTTTTTATAAATTCTTGCATATGTATAAGCTGGATATAATTTAAGTCCTGTTACTTCTTCCATTTTAGGTTGGCATTTAAGTAACAAAGTTTCCATAGCTATATTTGCGTAATGACTATAAGTTTCTGGTATCTGTTCATTTTTACCTTCATAGTGACCTATAATATTTTCAAATGGTGATATGTATCTAGCGTTCCTACAAGTATCATAAACTTGTTTTTGCATCATAAAATAATTTGCAACAAAAGCTGCTAGGTCTTTTGATATTGCTTGACGAATAACTGTATATTTATTTTTCTTAAACATCTTTAGCCATATCTTTCGGTACTGCTTGAATGTTCCAATGTATAAATCTAAAAGGCTCTTTACCAAAATCTACACTAAACTCGTGTTCCAAGAACCCTGGAAAGATAATTAATGTACCTGGTGTAGGTTTAAAATGTATAAGCTCACTACCACCCCACACACCTTTTTGATTTGGTCGCATTTTTAATTTTGTAGCACGTGCTCCTGTTCGTGGTTCGTGAAATACTGGCATCGATGTTTTATCACTACACTTTAAAAAGTAAAAACCCGATACGTGTTGATTCCAATGTATGTGTGCTGAATGATGACCACCACCTTTTTTTGCAAACTCTTGTACCCACATCTCACTAAATAGTGTTGTGTATTGTTGCATATCAAAACCTTGATGATCTAAATATTCCCAAGATTTTTGACCAATGTAATTTCTAAAATCTAAAAAGTCATTATCA